ATATAGAAATACTTGCAGATGGAGTAATAGAGCCAATTGCTACACAAGAAGCCAATGTATTTACGCAAGTCGCAAATACAATGTTAGGCGATAGTGCAAATATCTTTACAACTAGTTCTATGTATGGTAATCATGATAGAAATTTCTCAGATGCAAGACATTCTGTAGCAATTTATCCTGCAACTTTTACAGGTAATGTATTAATACAAGGAAGCATTTTAGAAAATACACCAAGCAATGACGATGCTAGTAAAGATTGGTTTAATATTTCTAATGTTGCATTTACATCTACAAGTAACTTAAATCATCAAACATTTACAGTTAATGCTAATTGGATTAGATGCTTAACATACCCAACTTCCGGTTCAATTACTAAGATTCTTGTAAGAAATTAACTTGACATATTAAATATATCCTGTATAATAAACTTATGGATATAGACTCTCTAGTAGAACAAGTGCATAAACTTGTCTTCGATCATTTACCTGTTAATACAAGTAGAACTCCTAGTGGTTGGACTACATTAAACTGTCCTATGTGTAGCGACAATAGAAAAAGAGGCGGCATCATAACTAGCGGTCCTAAAATATCTTTTAACTGTTTTAACTGTGGCTATAAAACAGGTTGGGCACCGAATCCACATCTAGGTGGAAAATTTAAAGAATTAGTAACAACACTCGGAGTAGATCAATCAGAACTACATAAGTTACAGGTAGAACTTCTAAAAAATCAAGAATTATTAGAAGAACAAGATACAACAGAATATGTTTACTCATTATCAAAATTTAAAAAAGTAGATTTACCTGAGAATGTAATAGCAGTCGAAGACTTACCAAATGATCATGCTGTAAAGAAATACGCAATCCAAAGGGAACTATACGGTCTATATCCATTGCTGTATTTTAATGACACATTATATAAGCAAAGATTAGTAGTTCCTTTTTCGTATAATGGTGAACTTGTTGGCTGGACTGCAAGACATGTAAACCCTCCGTCAAAGCAAACTGCAAAATACTTACACAACATGCAACCTGGTTTTGTATTTAATGTAGATAGATTTGCTGACAGCAAAAGAGAAGTTGTAATTGTTACAGAAGGAACATTCGACGCAATACTTATAGACGGAGTATCTATACAAGGTAATAGTGTTGGCCCAGAGCAGGCACAACTAATAGAAAAGTTAGGGCAAAGAATTATATTATGCCCAGACAGAGATGATGCTGGTAAAGATCTTATAGAACAAGCATTGGCATTAGATTGGGAAGTAAGTTTTCCTCCGTGGCATGCAGAAATAAAAGACGCCGCAGATGCCGTTTTAAAATATGGAAGGCTGGCCACAGTATCAAGTATCATTAAACATGCAACTAGCAACAAGATAAAGGCACGAGTAAAGGGTAAAATGCTATGATCGTATATGTAAACGGATGTAGTTTCTCTCATGGACATAATGCCCTCATAGAACGTGGCGGGATTTCTTGGCCATGGCATCTGAGTAACGATGGATATCGTGTTGAAAATGAGTCTTTATCAGGAGGAAGTTCACACAGATCATTGCGTATGTGTATGAATAGAGCAATGCGTCATGGACAGAAAAATCAAGAAGTAGATATTATAATCTGTCAGTTGTCTAATCCGCATAGAGGAGAATTTTTTCATCAAGATCTAGGCATGTATATAAACTATGTCCCTAATAGGTTTATTTTAGGTGAAGAAGAAATAAAAGTTTTCAAACAGCAAGGGTTTACAACAAGAAAAGACCAAACATTTTTTAATGATAAGGGAGAATCTATAGAAGATGTATATTTTCATAAAAATATTGTATGGCATAATACAGTAATTGTGCCTGAGTGGCAAAGACAAATTGAAATATTAGCATTATGTAATAACTTAGAAAAGTTATGCAAAATAAAAGGTATAAAACTTTTGTTTACAGCAATGAGTTCAATTTGTGTTCCGTCTCATCATGGTGATATGACGTTAATGCCCTACATTACAAAACCTATGAGCCATATTGTAGGTAGAACAGGGCCACTAGTTGAAAGTGCAGAAGACAACCATCCAAACGAAGATGGGCATTATGAAATTTATAGATATATATTAAGTGAGTTGAAGAAATTATGAGCGATATAAAAAATTACAACGAAGAAACACAAGAACTGTTTTTAAGATTCTTATTAAGTGATGCAGACTTGTTTGCAAGGTGCCAAAGCATCGTGCAACCTGAGTATTTTAATTTAAAATACAGGTCAGCAGTAGATCTTTTTAAGAGCCATAGCGAAAAACATAATTCAATTCCAACTCCAGAACAAGTAAGTGCTGTAGCAGGCATACAACTAGAGCCTATTCCCAATGTTACGGTCGATCATCACAATTGGTTTATGAATGAATTTGAAACTTTTTGTAGACATAAAGCATTAGAAAAAGCAATTATTGAAAGCACAGATTTATTAGAGAATCAAGACTATGGAACTGTAGAAAATAAAATTAAAGAAGCAAGCCAAGTAGGCCTAGTTAAAGATTTAGGATTAGAGTATTTTGAAGATCCAAAGGCAAGACTACAATGGATCAAGGAACAAGCAGGTGCAATAAGCACAGGCTGGAAAGGAATAGATCACAAACTGTATGGCGGACTTAATCGAGGAGAGATCACTATCTTTGCAGGTGGTTGGTGCAGGTAAAAGTTTATTCTTACAGAATTTTGCAGTAAATTGGGCACTTGCAGGAATGAATGTTGCTTATATTAGTTTAGAACTTAGTGAACAGTTAATAAGTATGCGTCTAGATGCAATGGTCAGTGGATATAGCACAAAAGATGTTATGCGTAATATGGATGATGTGGACTTAAAAGTGCGTATGAAAGCCAAAGGTGCTGGTAGGCTTAGAGTAAAACAAATGTCCAATGGTGTTAATTGTAATGATCTAAGAGTATTTTTACGAGAATATGAAATTGCTAGTGGAGAAAAGATCGATTGCTTACTTGTTGACTATTTAGATCTTATGATGCCTATTAGTAATAAAGTAAGTGGCAGTGATTTGTTTATTAAAGACAAATATGTATCTGAAGAGTTGCGTAACTTAGCAATGGAAAGAGATTTGCTAATGGTAACAGCATCGCAGTTAAACAGAGGTGCAGTAGAAGAAATAGAATTTGATCACCATCATATTGCAGGTGGTATTAGTAAAATACAAACAGCAGATAATGTTGTAGGTATTTTCACAAGTAATGCTATGAGAGAACGTGGTAGATATCAAATACAGTTTATGAAAACAAGAAGTAGTAGTGGTGTAGGCAGTAAAGTAGACTTAAAGTTTTGTCCAGATACATTGCGTATTGAAGATCTAGAAGAAGGCGATGAAGATGCAATGACAATGACTACAACAGGATTGGTAGATCAATTAAAACGCAGTAACTCTATTAAAGCAGATGAAGAAGAACCTAAGAGCACAATTGACCAAGCACTTAACATGCACGAATTCTTAAAAAAGAACGACTTCTAATGATAAATAGTAGTAAAGTATAACACCACTGGAGATATTGTGGCCAAGCATAGAAGCATATTAGAAGAATTGAATAAAATTTCAGTCGACAAAAGCAAAGATTACGTTGTTGAAAACCGTGCAGAGCATGTTATAGCAAGTGCTATCAACTTGTTAGAGCAAATCGACAGAAACTATACATTAGAAGAATCAAAGAACTTAACTAATAGGCTTATAAACAGCATAAAGCACCGTGACCCTTCAAAGTTTTCCAGAGGTATTAAAAAGATTATCAAGGAAAATTTGAAGGAGCAATCGAGTGAAGATTGATCACTTAGTATTAAAAGAAGACAAAAGAGGCCAACAGTATAAAGTTGAGTTTAAAACCAATCCTACCACTGGTAAAAAGGGTTATAGGTATTTTTATATAGATCAAGAGACTCAAGATTGGACTCCAATACCTGATAATCATCCTTTTTATCAAATAAAAAGAGGAACAAGAGAACAACTTATAAAGCGGAAGCCTAACGAAAAAAATAATCCATGGATTGGAAATGCAGAGATCCGAAATATAAATGGAACAAATAAAAGTGACGGGACTGCAGAATACGATTTAAAAACTAATGGTTGGAACATTAAGGATTATCCTGCAGGACAAGGAGATATGGAAGGGAAGCCACTTACAGGATTAACACTACAAAGTGTTTGGAATCAACTAGGTGTGGGCATTGGTGGAACTACTAAAACTTTAGATATCAAAAAAAACAAACTTACCGGAAAGCATGGCAAAATTAATAGTTATTTTACTGGAGCGTCAGGTGGTTATGCACAGACAACTAGAAAAGATGCATCTAAATCAGCATTAAATAAATTATTTGTTGCAGGAGGAGTTGCGGCAATGGATAAATTAGGTATGTATGGTAACCCTAATATTCAAAGACAAATAGCACTTGAACCTGAACTTAAAAACATATTAGATAAACAAGTTAAACTTGGCTTAGGCCCATTATTGCTACAATACTTAAAGAAAGTAGATGTAATTTTACGAAACTCAAAGGTAAAAATGCAACAAGTTGCTCAAGAATCTATTTCTGAAGCACCTAAACAAGATTTCTTACCATCAGATGAAGAGTATGACGATGATTTTATACCTATGCCGGATG